ATGGCGAGGCAGGTTGCGAGACAGTTTTGTCGGTTGGAAGAAGTCCATAGCCTGGTCTATGGACGCCGGGCAAGCGGCGAAAATGGCCGCAAACAGACCGTCAGCATTCGGGTAGGCTCGCAGAGCCGCCTAATGGATTATCTGGGATGATCACTCCAGCGATTACCGCAATCGTCATTGCCGTCCTCGCCGCGCTTGCGTTTGGCGGGGGATTTGCGCTGAGCGACTGGCGCATGGCCTCGCAGATACAGCGGCTCAATTCCAATAATGCAGTGTTATCGGCGGCAAACGATCAATGCGCTACCGATATTCAATCCGCGCGCATGGCGATGGAGACGCTGACCGCCACCACGGCCGCGAGGGAAAAAAACGCGGCCAGGGCAATGCAAGGCGCGGCAACGGCAGCGGCAAAGCGGACGGACAATGCTAAAAAAATACGCGCTCTTCCGCCGGTGGCGCCAGCGAAACAATGCGAAGCGCTCGCCGTCGAGCAAATAAGGTATGTGCAGAGCCGCCATCAAAATGACTAGATTGGCGCCATTCATGTGTTTTTTGGCCGGTTGCGCCGGCAAACCCGTCATTCAGACACAAGTCGTCGAAAAACCGGTTGCCGTCTTATGCCATGTGGAAACCCCCGCGGAGTGCAAGTCAGCCTATGCGATTGATCGCGTGTCTGTGAAGGACGATGTTCTTACCATCAATCGGGCTCTGAGAACCGAGATCGAGGAACGCTCGGCATGCGAGATTAAGCTGCTTGCGGCGGTAAAGGGATGCAACAGCTTGCCGCTGAAGGTCGAACCTAGTGATGTGCTTCGGTAATTGACCTGCTTTTTTTCAATTTTAGGTTAAATCATGAATGAACGTGAATTCTTGAGGCTGGCGGAAGTTACGGCGAGCGCAGGGCCGGCAGCCAAAAAAAGGGGTGCGCCGACAATCAAAACCCCTGAGCTGCTGGATGCAATCTGTGCCGGCATCTCGCTTGGTAAATCGGCGCGGACGATGTGTATCGAGGCCGGCATCAGCCAACGGGTTTTATGGAATTGGCTGGCGAGCGATGCGGAGCTTATGCGGCAATACCTGCGTGCCAAGGAGCTTTGTATCGACGCCTATGCGGAAGAAATCATTGAAATTTCGGACGACGGGTCGAAAGATACCTACACCGACGAAAAGGGGCGTGAGGTAATAGACCGGGAGGTTATCGCGCGTTCCCAGCTGCGCATCGATGCACGCAAATGGTATGCGTCAAGGCTGGCTCCGAAAAAATATGGGGATAAATTACTGAATGGAAACGACAGCGGCGATATCGGCAAGTCGGTCGTGCACCGGGTCGAGGTGGCCTTCGTTGCCACTGCCGCTGCCGACGCGGGCGCCGCAACCAAGTAATCACCCCATGTTTCCCGGCGTTTCCTAGCCGCATGGCCGCGCACAAGGCGGAATTTCCCCAAAAACTCCGGTTTTTATTCGAACCTGCAAGATACAAGATCTTATACGGGGGGCGTGGCGGCGCGAAGTCATGGGGTGCCGCCAGGGCTTTGCTGATCCAGGCCGCAGCCACGCCGCTGCGCATACTGTGCGCACGCGAGTTCCAGAATTCGATTGCCGAGTCGGTGCATCACCTGCTGCAAGCCCAGATCGCCGCTATCGGACTGCGATCATTTTACGAAGTGCAGAATAACGTCATTTTAGGGAGAAACGGTTCCGAGTTCTTATTCGCCGGGTTGCGCAACAATGTAACCAAAATAAAATCGTTCGAGGGCGTTGACCGGGTTTGGGTGGAGGAAGCGCAGACCGTCAGCAAATCCAGTTGGGAAACGCTCATACCGACTATCCGCAAAGATGGTTCGGAAATCTGGGTCACGTACAACCCGGAACTGGAAACCGACGAGACGCACCGGCGCTTTGTCATCAATCCACCGACGGATGCAGCGGTGGTAAAGATCAACTGGAACGACAATCCGTGGTTTCCGGAGACGCTGCTACGGGAAAAGGACGAGCTCAAGGCGCGTGATCCCGATGCCTACCAGAACGTGTGGGAAGGCCATTGCAGGGTAACGCTGGATGGCGCGATCTACGCCAGGGAGTTGAGGCTGGCACAGGAAGAGGGACGTATATGCAGCGTGCCTTACGATGCGGCGAGACTGGTGCATACGTTCTTTGATCTGGGCTGGGCCGATAACACCAGCATATGGTTTGCGCAATCCGTCGGCGGCGAGCTCCGGCTAATCGATTATTACTCCAACAACCAGATGCCCATTCAACATTATATTTCGGTGCTGCAGGACAAGGCATACCTGTACGGTACGGATTGGCTGCCGCACGACGCCCGTGCCAAGACTCTGGCGACGGGCCGCAGCGTGGAGGAAATCATGCTCGCCGCGGGACGCAAGGTGAGGATAGTGCCGAATCTATCCGTTTCCGACGGTATCAATGCCGCGCGAACGTTATTCAATCGTTGTTATTTTGATGCCGAGAGGTGTGCCGAAGGATTGCAGAGCTTGCGGCATTATCGATTCGATGTGGATCCTGATTCCAGGCAATTGAGCGGAAAGCCGTTGCATGACTACCACAGCCACGCGTCGGATGCCTTCAGGTATTTTGCCGTATCCACGGAAGACGATAAGCCCGCCGGCAGCGCGCGCGGGATCAGCATGAAAGGCTGGCGCGCATGATCCTAAATCCGGCAATTGACCGCTCATTTTTTAATTTAGCGCAATGACCCACAAAGGCTTCCTGAGTCACTTGACCTTCACCGATAAGGTGAGTTCGCTACAGGGCGGATTGCACGGTTTTTGCGGCACATGGCTGCGTTGCAACTTCTTGGAATGGAACAACCATTCCGCGTCGTTGCGCCTTGCCCTGCACCCCAAAAACCGCACCCTCCACCCTGCCCAACTGCCGGGTTTAGGATGATCGACTCTTCGGCCGGGGCGGACACATTGGCGGATATCGGGGCGGACATATCGATCGAGGCATACGACCGCATCAGCCGGGAGCTACGCAACCAGCCGAAATGGCGGCTCGACTCGGATACCGATTGCGACTATTACGATGGTGCGCAGACATCGGTAGAGGTAAACCAGCGTTTAAAAGACGCTGGCATTCCTCCCCAGGACTCGAATCTCATCAAGCCGACGATCAATGCGGTGCTGGGTATCGAGGCGCGCAGCCGCACGGATTACAAGATCACAGCCGATGATGAGCGGCAAGCCGAAATCGCCGAGGGACTCTCGGCAAAGATTAAAGAGGTCGAAACCGAATCCAGGGCGGATAGGGCCATATCCGATGCCTATTCAAGCATGATCCGCGCGGGTGTCGGATGGGTCGAGGTGTCACGCGAGTTTGATCCGCTCAAGTATCCGTACCGCGTGCGGGAAATCCATCGCAATGAAATCTGGTGGGACTGGACATCGAAAGAGCCGGACTTGTCCGACGCACGTTATTTGCGGCGGAATAAATGGGTTGACCGCGCGCAAGTTGCAAGAATGTTTCCGGACCAGACCGAGCTCATCGGCAACAGCTGGAACGGATGGAACAATCTGGACGTGTACGAAGGTTCCGATACGGGCATGGCGCGGGCGTACGAGATCGAGCAGGCGTGGGGACATAGCCAGGAAGATTATCTTAATCGCAGTTCCGGAATGGTTCGCCTCTCCGAGTTGTGGTACCGGCATTTTGAGGATGCATTTGTGCTGGTACTGCCTGAGGGCAAGGCAATTGAATACCGGGAAGACAACCCGTATCACCAGGCCGCGCTAGGCAGCGGCCTGGTGCACGTGCAGAAATCCCTGCTTCCTCGAACGCGGGTCGCGATCTGGCTGGGGCCGCATAAATTGATGGATGTCCCGACCCCGTTGCCGCACGGAAACTTCCCATATGTGCCCTTCTGGTGCTTTCGCAAGGACCGCAGCAGGACGCCGTATGGCCTGATTCGCGATATGCGCGGGCCGCAGGACCAGATCCTCGATCTGGATATTCTGCTGTACGAGGTCCTGAATTCGGTAAAAGTCGAAGTGGATAACGACGCGCTCGACCTCAGCCAGAACACGTATCAGGAAGTTGCGCACAATATCAGCAGTCTGCGGTCGATGACCGTGCTGAATTCGCAGCGCAGAAATGCCGGCGGATTCAGGGTGACGCGGGAACATGCACTGGCTGCGCAAGTATTTCAGCTGGTCGAGGAGCGCAAGCACAGGATTGAAGCCGTGAGCGGCGTGTACCGCGCGATGCTGGGTGCGTCGACGCAAGCCACCAGCGGTGTTGCCATCAACAACCTGGTGCAGCAGGGCTCCACAGTACTGGCCGAGCCCAATGATAACTTCCGCTATGCCCGGCGCCTGGTCGGGGAGCAGCTTCTGGCGTTCGTCAAATACGACATGCTGGGCAAACCCTCAGCTGTGGCGGTAAGGCAGGGCAACAAGCAAAAGACGGTGTATTTCAACCGCGAGGTGATGACGGATTCCGGCCCGGTGATCGAGAACGATATCGAGACCGCGCAGATCAGGGTTGTGCTGGAAGACATACCCGCCACGCCGAGTTTCAGGGCGCAGCAGTTGCAGGCGTTCACGCAGATTGTGCAGGCCGCACCCCCGGCATATCAGGCTGTTCTCTACCCAGCCATGCTGGAATTAACCGATGTGCCGAATCGGCATGAGTTGGCGGACCAGTTGCGCAAGGTGGGCAATATGATTCCCTCAATACCGCAGGAGGAAGCTGGGCAGGCGCAGCAGATGCAGCAGCAAGCTATTCAGCAGCAGATGAGCCAACTGGAAATGGCTCTGAAAGCGGCAGATGTGGAAAAGACTGAAGCGGAAACACTTAACCTCCGGCGCTCGCAAGACGGCGAAGATCAAGGTCAGGTTGCACAGTTGCGGCAGCAAATCGAAGCATTGAAAGCGCGGTTAGCTGACAAATCAGTGGAACTGGATTTAAAGGCGCGCGAGTTGGATATTGAGCAGGAGCGGATCGAGGTTACCGCGAAACTCAAGACGGAAAAAATCCTGATGGCTCATATAGAGCAAGCACGAAACAATATTTGAACAATACTTGAGGAGGAGATCGAATGAATGGCGAGTCTTAATAATAAAACCGTTCATAAGCGCAGTCAGTAGCGCCTAACTTCCAATTACCAATACTCACATGCCGGAAGGCTAATTGAATTTTCACAGATGGCGGAATTGAATATTTTAAGCCGTGATCCAGAGCACCTCAACAACTGATTGGCTTTCACTTTAAAGTTTTCACGCATCCGTCTTACAGGACTATGAGCAACAACCGGAGCATTCATTGAAATTTTATAGGAGTAAAAAATAATGTGGCCATTAGCATCTAGCGATACTACTTTAGTCATCCGGTCGGAAGTTTACGGCGTTGGCGTAACGGATGAAATCAATAATCAGTCTACAACGCCAACCTTAAAAAGGTTTGTGTCCGGGCTGAGCTCTCTGGTTATAGGATATGGTGACATGGGATCCGCTGCAGGCAAGGCAGTCTACGTTGTTTTCGATGCGCTGGACGATGCTGACGCCGCAACCAAACTGGGCGTCGCCACCAGCCGTGAGACAGTGTTCCTTGGCGAACGCAGGTCTTTTCAATTCGGTGCCGCCACGCCCTGCTACCGAGTAGATATTAAATCCCATACGGTCGAAACGGGTGCCAGCAAAATTGCCTTCAGTGGAAAGACATTGGTATGAAGCTAACCGAAAGAATGTCAAATTCCCTGCTCTCGTCGGGGTCACCTGCCTCTACACCGAGCCCCAAGTATATAGGCTACTGGCCCATGTCGATGTGGCTTACTCCGACCACATATGCTTTTCTGACTCAGGTTTCCACTTCAGCAGTGGATGCAACCAATAACTGGATTACAGGGTTTGCATCATCTACATGGGCGGTGGCAGGCACCCCCATTAAAGTGAGAAGCAGCGGCACCATACCAGGCGGGTTGTCAAACAGTGTTATGTATTATGCCGGTAAACCGACGGCTGATCGGTTGACGTTGCATCTGACTAAAACCGATGCCCTTGCGGGAAACGGTGTAGTTGACATCACACGCCAAGGCAGCGGAAACCTAACAGTTTACCCTGCCTACATCAAAGACTATTCCGGTCAGGGGAACGACCTGCTATACGGCCAAAGTACATTTGATACCGTGGCATTTGGTTCTTTTCCTTACATGTCCAGTTCGTCGAGTGGAAGTTTCGACGCGGTAGCAGGTCGTCTTGATTACACCACGCTTCGTAGAAGATTCGTGTGGCCTGCCGACACCTTTCTCTGTTTCTTTCGTGTCAGATTTGGAACGCTGGTTGCCGGCAGGTCATTTTTTGGAAATGGAACGAGTGGACTCACCCACGGCCCTAGGCTGCACGTTGCTTCGAGTGACGCGAGCAGATTAAGGCTACAAGTGGCGCATGCCGGGAGCGTCGTCACATCGATCAATTCCGCTGCCGAGGCTTGCTCCACAAACACCGAGCACCATATCGCTTTGGCCCTTGATGGGCCAAACGCAACAGCAGCTATCTGGATTGATGGGGATCGGGATTTCAATATCGGCGCTCTGAACCTATCTGCGGTGGCCGCGATGAACTTCACCACAGACCTGCGTTTCGGCGGGGCAGCGGCAAACAACGCCCATGCCGCAGGCTTCCGCGACTGTCACGCATTCGCGTGGACAGGTTCGCTACCTGGCAATATTGATGATCTGATTGCACGTGCCGCCGTGTCGAACTATCACAGATTTTCGAGAGGTGAAGTATGACAATCCTTTTCGATGGACGGTTTAACACTACACCGAATTTCAGTTTATACGATCGCATAGAGCGTAGTCCATTACCCTCGATCCCTCCCACGATTTCATCAAGCGAAGCGGGTTCTTATGAAATCGTGACTGACCCATTAGGGAGCGGATCGCCTGTCGCAAAACTTACTATGAAAAGCGCCCCGCTCGGGCGCTGCGAGATTCGTCCATTTGCGCGGGACATTGTAGCCGCAGGTCCAGACTATGGGGAGTTATGGTATGCATGGTGGGATTTGTTCCCCGCGGAATGGGTAGACGAGATACCAGGACCAGCTGATCCCGAAAGCAATCTTTTGAGCGGCTCGAAGGATATTATTGCGCAAGCTCACAGCGCAGACGACGTTACGGACCGGCCTCACTTTCCTCATTTCGCAATTTACGTTGAGGGCAAAAAGCTGAAGTTCCTGCGAACATGGGATACTGCTGCCCAGACTACTACCGCCGCACCTAATTTAACTGTTCACGGCTCATGGCCGCTCGAAAAAATGCGCTGGATCGAGTGGGTATTACATGTCAATTGGGCGGCAAGCTCCAATGGATTCTTTCATCTCTATAAGGATCGCAGGCTGGTATACAGCGAAACAAATGCGCCCAACACATATAATGATGCTGAGGGACCCTTTTTCAAATGCGGTTTCTATAAATTTTTTAGTTCACTCTCTCCGGCCGTCCGCATGCGCTATAGCAAGGGCGTGGTGATTGGCGACAGTACATCGTCTTACCTTGAAGTAACCGGTCATTCCGCACTCGAGACCGCTACGATTCGACGCGTAAGCTGATGTAATCTATAAACGAGTTATTTGACTGACCCGGCAGTTTCGGGGGAAATCCCAAGCCGCTTTGAGACGGCTTGGCGTTGTCCTGTGTAGCGGCAATAAAAAGAGAATGTTTTTTTTATCAACCGCGATACCGGCAACGGGATCGAAAACCACATCGCCACCGCACAGGTCAAGGTAAATGCTTGAGGACACCCGGCCGCCGAGCTTCGGCCGGGCAGCTCAAGCCTTCTCGTAAATAGTACTAGTCACGTTGTCGCAGTATGCCGACAAATCGGCGGCTGAGAAATTGGCGATGGCTCATGCAAGATATAAGGTTTATATGATTCGATTACTATTTGACAAAACAGTTGGCGGAACGCGGCACGGTGAGGGCGTAATGCTCGATCTTGGCACCGTGATTGAGTCGCAGTTAATTGCCTCGGGCGATGCGGCGAGCGCGAATCTGGAGATGTTGCACCCATACTATCATTTCCACGGCTTCGCCGGCGATCAGGCCTCGGACGACAGCGTTTTCTACGATAAATCTGGTATTAATCACGCGGTACGAGGAGCCAATCTGTCCGTCTCGCAACTCTGGACAACTGTGCCCGGCTACGCTTCGACAATCGACCCGGCCCCCAGTCTGGCCGATTCTGTTCTTCGCATACCCGCGATCAACTTTGACTATTCTGGCGGTGAGAAGCTCATTGTCTGGATGCTCGGTAAATGGACGCCAGAGGGCAGCGACACAGGTATGATCGGAGATGGGTACAATACCTTGCCGGGACAACGTGGCTGGCAGATACGAGTAATGGCCAGCGGCAAACTTCAGCCGGTACTGCGCGGAGCTACTTCCGGATTTGGCGGAGTTTTAATTTCGACGCCGTTTAATGGCACATTACGGGACTTCGGGGTTGTCCTCGATGGACAGGCTAAAAAGTATTGTGTCTGGGTTGACGGTGCTGTTGACCCATTTTTCAGTTCAGCCTATTTGACATTCTCAAACGGTGCGGACTTCGATACACGGAGTACGAATACGGTCAATATTGGGTCTGTCACCCCGGCACCCGGAGACACGACCGGAATCGCCACAAGTATACGGGCATGTGTAATCCTAAGGCTTCCCGCATCGTACCCCGTTCCGACTCTAGCAAGCATGACAGTCGTGTTCAAGCAACTCAGGGCGAACCCCGGCAAGCTGCTTCTGGCGAGCGCATTCTAATGACGCTCTTGGCTAGCCATCCGCTGTCTACGACTTTCGCGGGCGTATTCAGCTTGCAGACACTGGGATCGGGGTATTTCAACGACTCAGCGCTTTTGGGAGTTCCAGGCAGGCTTGATCTGGCTAACGGTGCGGCAAAGTGCACAGTGAAAGATACGGATCCTGATACCTACGGCGGGCGTCGTACTGAGATGACATTCAGTCATCAACTCGATCCGACGGGCGAGCGTTGGTATACATGGAAGTTTATGATTCCGCCGTCATGGCCCACCAGTACAGCCTGCGCAATCATGCAGATTCACGAGACAACCAATGCGGGAGCTCCCACTCCCGCACCGCAATTTCTGCTGACGTTCGAGGGTAACCATCTCGTTACCAGGGTTCCGGTAGATGTTCTTGCACCTGGAAATTCATCGTACCGATCGGCGGACTGTCCGTTCGAGTTTGATCGCTGGTATTCCATGTGCTTCCATGCTAACTGGCAGCGTGATTCCACTGGTTTTTGGGAACTGTTCGTGGACAGGGTGCCAATGTTCAAGCGGTACGGATTCGCAAATGCTTATGACGATGTTGTCGGCGCATATCTCAAATTGGGCATCTACGACTACAACAAGGCCGTTGGCACGAAGACCATGTATGTTAGGGATGTAAATATTTGGTCTGGCAATGACGGCTATCAGACGGTAATGGGCGGGGTACCTTTGGCGCCGGCAAGAACGCTACAGCTGTAACTTACTATATAGATCAAAGCACAAGCCGCTAGGAGCAATCCTGAGCGGCTTTTTTATTACAAATTCGAACTTTTGGAAAATCCCCAATAGCTTAGAAGCGCGCTCACGGCGATACCGCAGTTTTATCAACCCTGCCGCACTTATACGACAGGCCCGCTCACTGGGTTAAGCAGTAGGAGGAAAGGCAATGGAAGCAGATCAGCTGACGGATGCGCAAATTGCAAACCTGACGCCGGAACAAATCGAGATGCTGGAGAACAACCCGGACAAGCTCGGCGAGATTCTCGGCAAGCAAGCGGCAAAGGACGAACCCGAACAGGAGGAGCAGGAGAGCCAACTCGGTGTTACGAGTAGCGGTGCGGGTGAAGATGAGCCGGTCGTTCAAACAAAGAGCGGCAAAGGGATTATTCCTTACGAAAAGCACAAGCAACTGCGGGTGGAAAACTTGGCTTTGCGCGAGCAATTGAAGGCCGCTCAACTGGAAAACAGTCAAGCGGCCGAGAAGCTCGAAGCTCTTTTGAAACAGAAAGAGAACGCAACTGGTGCGAGTGTTGCCGAGGCGGATGACGCCATCGCAAAACATCTGGAAACCATCAGGAAGGATATGCCTGATCTCCATCAGGTAATCAGTGCTGTTCTTGAGGGAAGTCGCAAGCAAGGCGAAACGCTCAACCAGACGCTTGAGGAATTGCGGCGCGAAAAGGAGGAATCCGATCGCATGAAGCAATTCAGCGTGGAAGAGCAAGTCGCCGAAGCCAAGGACAATAACCCGGACTTGACGCATTGGGAAAGCAAGGACCCGGAAGCATGGGATGAAGCCTTGAAGCAGGATGAGATTCTGAGAACCAGCGGCAAATGGGCGAACAAGGCCTATGCCGAAAGGTTCCAGGAAGTTGTCCGGCGCGTCAGGGCAATCATGCCGGAAGCCTCCGTGCCACAAAAACAAGCCGACCCGGAGCAGACAAAAGCCGAAGCGCAGGCCAGGCTATCGAGCGCCCCAGTGAGGAAACCCACAACCTTGTCGGATATTCAAGGTGGAGCAAATCCCGCCTCTGAACGTGAGCAGCTTGAAAACCTGAGTCCATTTGAATTGACTCAGAAGCTCATGAAGATGTCGCCGCAACAGGCATCAGCCTTGAGAGCCGATCTTGATTAAAAGGAATTAACCGAAATGGCTGAAACCAACGTAGCAAGCGGCAGTTCGATCGCCGTTAAACACTATAGCGCTGCACTCTTTGCCAATACCCTGAAAGGTGCGTCCGCCATGGAAAACCTGGTCGGGCCGGTGGAGCCGACTTCCGCAATGCAGAAGGTCGCCGGACAGACACAACCCGGCATGCCGCTGGTGCGGATCGATAACCTGCTGAAAAGCGCAGGGGATATCGTCTCGCTGGACCTGGTGGATACGGTAAGCGGGGAACCCCTGATGGGCGACGTCAATCGCGAAGGCAAGGGCAATACGCTGAACTTCTCTTCGATGGAAATCAAGATCGACCTGGCGAGCAAGGTGATCGATGCAGGCGGCAGCATGTCGCAGCAGCGCACCAAGCATAATTTGCGCGAGATCGCGCTGGCGCAGTTGTCCGGCTATTTCCCCCGGCTTGATACGCAGGAGTCGCTGGTGCATCTCGCCGGTGCGCGCGGCTCCCAGACCGGCACGGACTGGGCGGTGCCACTGCAAAGCGCTGCGAATTTCAGCTCGATCATGGTCAACCCGGTCAAGGCGCCGACCTACAACCGCCACTTCGTGGTCAACGGTGCAAATCTGACCCAGGGCGGGGCGCAGCTCGGCTCCATCGTTTCCACCGATCTGCTGAGATTGGGCCACCTGGACAATCTGCGCAAACGGTTGGACGACATGGACCAACCCCTGCAATCGGTAAAGCTTGCCGGCGATCGGGCCGCGCAGACTTCGAAGATGTGGGTATTCCTTGCCACGCCAAACCAGTACTCGGTACTGTTGACCGAAGGCTCGTTGCGCGCATTCCAGCAAAACGCGGTAAACCGCGCCGCCTACCTTGATACCCGCCATCCGTTGTTTGCGGGCGAAGTCGGGATGTGGAACGGCATCCTGGTGATCAAGAACGAACGGGCGATACGTTTTCTGCCTTCCGAATCCACCAGGATCGTCACTTCCGGCAATGCGCCGACCGCAACCGAAACCGATCAACCAGTGAATCCCGCGCTGACCTCCGGTTATGCGGTGGAACGCGGTCTGTTGCTCGGTGCGCAAGCGCTGGGCATCGCCTACGGCAAAACCAAGGTCAGCGGTATGCAGTTCGGCTGGAAAGAGCATTGGTACAACTTCGAGAGCAATCTGGAAGTCATGGGCGAAAAGGTGTGCGGCAAGGCAAAAGTGCGCATGTCCGTCGACGACGGTACCGGCACCAAAGTGCCGACCGATTTCGGTGTGATCGCGGTCGATTCCGCCGTTCCCCTAACCTAGAACGATAACGAGGCTGTAACAGCCTTGCTTCCTTCAACCATCAGCGGCCGGAATTTTCAAGGAGTGTATCAATGGCTACTTTCAATGCAGCAGATTTGAATACCAGGAACCGTCACATGGGTGGTTATGGCAATACCGTCGTCGTCTACGGCTCTGTCACGCCGGCCACGGGTGCCCTGGTGGATGTTTACCGTCCCGTCAGAATCCCGGCAGGTGTTCGTGTTACCGATCTGGATATCGTTAACGATGATCTGGATACCGGCGGCACGGCGTTTGCCGCCAAGGTTGGCTATGAGCCGGTGAATTCGGCGGAGGGTCCGGTTGCGGACGATGACTATTTCTCCGCTGCCAGCACATTCCTGTCGGCCGCTGGCCGCAAGGCATGCGCGTTTCAGCCCATCAAGTTCGAGAAGGATGTGTTTGTGATATTGACCGTAACAGTTGCGGCAACGACATTCGCCTCCGGCGCAATCACCGCTATCGTCAAGGGTGACGGCGAAGGCGTCAAGTAACGGCACTGCGCCACGGTTCGGGCGGTCCTTCCGGGGGTCGCCCTTTTATGGAGTTTGATATGCCCCAAGTGAAGTACATCGGCAACTGCGCCAAGACGGATAGCGTCAACGGCGTGGGGTTATGCTGGGAGCCGGGCCAGATTCGCAATGTGACCGCCGAGGTGGCCGAACGCCTGCTTGCCTTCCGGGATACCTGGGCGAAAGAAGCGAGGGGGAAAGCTGCCCATGCGGAACCGATCGGCCTGGCACCAGCGGAAAAGCCGGTTGAAGAGCCGCTCCCAGTGGTCGATTTTCATGCCATGGATAAAAAAACGCTGATCGAATTTGCCGAACGCCAATACAACGAACGGCTGGACAAGCGGCAAGATGAAGATACCCTCCGGCACAAGGTGGTTGCGCTGTTCTCACGACACGAGATGCCGCTGTAATGGCATTTACGTATCAATCTGTTGTCGACTTGGCGCGCCTTCCGTTGAACGATCTGGACAAGACCCGGTATTCGGACGCCACATTGCTGGCATTTGCCAACCATGGAATGCTGCAGGTACTCAAGCGCCGGCCTGACCTGTTCGTCGGCCAATTCGCCAGCCTGCCGGATGCGGAGAAAGTGCTTGCCGACACTTTCCCCCTTCCGGCCGGCTATGTCCAAACCGTGGCGGATTACGTGACGGCGCGGGCCGAGATGACAGATGATGAGCATGTGAATTCGGGGCGTGCCGCGGCATTCGGGCAGTTGTTCGGTGCAGAGGCACAACCATGAAGCTGTGGAGCGATTTCTACGACCTGGTCGTGCCAGACCTTCCCGGTTGCCCATTCGCAGCTGTAGACAGTGCATTGCGCCAGGCCGCTATTGCCTTTTGCGAACAGTCGCTGGCATGGAAATACGTCCATCCTTCTGTTTCGGTGGTGGCCGGTACCGCGACCTATGCTTTCATTCCGCCCGCCGAAGCCGCAGTGCACGCGATTACCTATGCGGAACTGGATGACAAGGAAATCGAATCACATGCCGGTGAATCGGGTATCAGGATTGCGCGCTGGCGCCACCGGACCGGCACCCCGGAATACATTCTGGGCGGTCCAGCATTTTTAACCCTTGTGCCAGCGCCCTGCGCGGATGGGTCCCTGACAATGATCGTGGCACTCAAACCGGCTCCCGCCAGTACCGGGATAGATGACACGCAATACAACGAATATCGCGAGGCGATTGCTCATGGCGCAATGGCGCGAATGATGTTGTCGCCGAAGAAACCGTATACCGATCTTCCACTTGCGCAGCATCACGCGCAGCAATTCGCCATCAAAACAGCCGCGGCGGGCATACGCGTAGCCAGCAGCCACACTCGTGCTCCATTAATCACTGCAATCTTGCAGCGAGGTTGAAAATGGGACTCAGGTTCTCGAATTTTGGCAAGGCGGTCGTCAGTTCCGCGCCCAGCGGCACAACGGGGCTGAGCTTCACGGTTGAAGCCGGGAAGGGTCTTCTCTTTCCGTCCCTCGGCACCGGAGACTATTTCTACGGAATCTTCAAGGATGCTTCCGGTAACCGGGAAGTCGTGAAGATTGACACGCGCAGTACCGACAGTCTCACCATAGCAGCAGGCGGGCGCGGATTGGATGGCACCACGGCCAGGACCTGGGCGGCCGGGGATTACTTTGTTGCGGGTTTGACGAACGCAGCCCTGGAAGAATCCCTATCCAATGCCAACCTCGCTGCCCTTGGCGCGCTGTCGGCATCCGCCGACGAGCTGCCGTATTTTACGGGAGCCGGCGTGGCGGCGTTAACCGGATTATCGTCGTTCATTCGGGCTTTGCTGGACGATGCCGACGCTGCCACGGCAAGGGCGACACTTGGCGCCGCTCCATTAAACATTATCCCTCCCGGCTCGGTCACGGATTGGTTTCAGGCTGCCGCCCCGGTTGGCTGGACACAGCTCACGACACATAACGACAAAGCACTGCGAATAGTCAGCGGCGCGGGTGGAGGTTCGGGCGGCTCGGTAGCGTTTACGGCGGCTTTCGCGTCGCAGGCAGTTACAGGGTCAAATAGTGCGACGACTCTAACATCCGCTCAGATTCCTGCTCATGCCCACAGTGGTGGCATGGATACAATTGTAAACACCATTACAGGTGGTCCTACTAGTTTTTTTGTGCACCAAAATACTCAGCCGTTGCCTTACACAGGGCTGACTGGCGGCGGTGGTTCGCACAACCACGCCTTCACCGGTACGGCCATCAACCTGGCTGTACAGTACATCGATATGATTTTGGCGAGCAAGGATTAGATGGAAATCAAAGTTGCAGGCTGCCCCCTGGGGGCCAAGTGCGAAGAGATTAAAACCGAGGATGAAAAGCCCGTTATCTACCGCTGTCCGTGGTATGTGCAGGTTCGAGGTGTTGACGTTAACACGGGGCAGCAAATTGATAACTGGGGCTGCGCCATTGCCTGGATGCCAACCCTCATGATCAACACGGCCAACGAGTCGCGCAAAGGCGCCGCGGCTACCGAGTCGTTCCGCAACGCGATGGTGAAGCAGGAAACGCAGGCGCAACAGGTGCGTCTCGCGGCGCGGCGCCTGTTGCAAGGGGAGGATAGCGCATGCGAATGACGATTATTCGAGACGATGGCGTTGTCGGGGTTGACGGACTATTCAGGCCGGTCGACTTATCCACGCTGCCCAGAGAGATCCGCGCCGTGCAGTGGAATGGCGCAAGCGGGCACGTTGAATATACCGATTCCGCCAAAGCGGAAAATACCCCTTTGGAGACAATCACGGATTTTCAGCCATTTATCGATCGCTGGATCGCCGCCGCGCCGCAACCGCCAGCGCGGCCGCGCGCCGCCGAACTGAAAGCCGCGGCGCTTGGCCGTATCAATGAGGCATACGGCGCCGCCGTAGCAGCCCTGACCGAGGACTACCCGCAGGATGAGGTTAAAAGCTGGCCCCGGCAGGAAATGGAGGCGCGCGCATGGTTGGCAGACGCTGGTGCCGCCACGCCGTGGATTGATCAGGCGGCGGCAGGGCGGGGCATAGCCAAGGCTGAACTGGTAGGCAGGATCATGGCGAAAGCCGCTTTGTTTGCGCCATTGCACGGCGAACTTACCGGCAAGCGGCAGAGATTGCGCGATCGGATCGCGGCACTCGGCGAGAGTCCATCACAAGAGGAGTTGGACGCAATTCGATGGTAATCGTAGATGTTCAACAGAGGCCGCCTGGCGGCCTTTTTTATTGGAGGCACGAATGACTATGTTCCAGCGCAAGCGAATCAGGGATATCAAGGAAGAGATGGACCGGCAACACGCGGAGGCCGAGGCTGGCGCTGACAGCTTGCTCGATAAATTGAAGGCATCGAAGTGGACGGGAGCGCTGTTGTTCGCTGTGGCCCTGATCGTCATGGTCGCCGTTTTGTGGGGGCTGTTCTGACATGACCGGTGAAGACGACGATAACGGCAGCGAGCCCAGAAAAGAACGGCGGCGCGGGCCGTCCACCTCGACGTTGTCATTTAGCGGAATTATCGCGATAGCGGGTCTCCTCGCATCGGGCGTGGCCACTTATAACGCGGTGCAAAACGATATTGCCAGTTTAAAACGCGGGGAAGTGTACCAGGAGCGAACCAATGAACGCCTGACGGAGGAGCTTAAAACCGCAAGGATCGAACAGCGGGAAACGATGAAGGAATTTAACGAGAAGCTCGACAGGATCATCGAGCAGTGGCCGCGCGGGAGAAAGCAATGAGATACGTGGCCGCCGTCGTATCCCTGGCCTCCTGCGCCATGCTCACGCCTGCGCCGGTAGAGGAGCGCACGGTTGAGCAGCCTCGTCCCGCAGTCAATCCCGCGGTTAACGCCGAGGTGAATCCGGAACAACCGGAGAGCAAAACGGATGCCCGCAAGCCTAAACTCAAGCCATCGCCTCCACCTCTACCTCCACCTCCACCTCCACCTTCATCCGAAGTCTCGTCGTGTGCCAAGCTGAATGCCGGGGATCTGAAAGAAACCATAAAAGCCAAGCTTGATTGCATCACGGAGAACGCCAAATGACATGTAAACACTGTCGGCAGGCATTCCGAAAAAAGGAGGCCGGCGGAAGAGGGCAAAAACCTGAAGGACGCACAAAATGATCAAGCCGTCTCCAACACAAATCCGGCAAGCCCGGTCCGCGGTTGCTGTCATGGTGCTGGCGGCTTCGACGCTTGTCGGGATCGCCGTGCACGAAGGCTACAAGGATGAGGCCTACATTCCCGCTCCCGGCGATGTGCCGACCATCGGTTTCGGCAGTACCGCCGGTGTCAGGATGGGCGACAAGACCACGCCGGGACGCTCGCTGGTACGGTTGCTCGATGAAGTCGAGGGCGTCTATGCCGCCGGAGTGAAAAAGTGCGTCACTGTGCCGCTATACCAGCACGAATATGAAGCATATGTGAGCCTGGCTTATAACATTGGGGTTGCGGCCTTCTGCCGCAAGGCAAAGCCCGGCAAACCGCCTAATCTGATTGACCTGATCAATGCCGGGAAATATGCGGAAGCCTGCGAGCGCATCGAAGCATTCAAATACGGGCCGGGCAGAAAGGTATTGCCGGGACTGGTAAAACGGCGGGCAGAAGAGCGGGCATTGTGCGAAGGCGGGAAGTCGCCTCAATCCTCGGAGTTAACCCAAAATTGAACGCAGATAATTCATTAGGACGCGAGATGATGGAGAGGCAGGTTGCGAGGCAGTTTTGTCGGTTGGGAGAAGTCCATAGCCCGGTTTATGGACGCCGGGCAGGCGGCGAAAATGGCCGCAAACTGACCGCCCGTACTCGGGTAGGCTCGCGGAGCCGCCTAATGAATTATCTGGGTTAAACCTAAATCCGGTAGTTGGTCGCTCATTGAATAGATCAATATTATGACTAATAACGATATTTTGGATTATTTGATACTCATCTTCCAGGTGAGGCCGCTACAGGGCGGATTGCACGGTTTTTGCGGCACATGGCGGCGTTGCAACTTCTTGGAATGGAATGACCATTCCGCGTCGTTGCGCCTTGCCCTGCACCCCAAAAACCGCACACTCCACCTTGTCCAACTGCCGGGTTTAGGTTGAAGGCTTGTCCAGCGTGACTGCATTCAGAATCGCCGGTTTCTCGGGGCTTGTTCCCAGGCTTTCAAAGCAACTGCTTGGCAACAACCAGGCACAGGTTGCCACCAATTGCATACTGACATCCGGTGACCTGCGGCCGAGAAATGGTCCTTTGCTGGTGTTTGCGCCTGTCATCGAGAACGACGTCGTTTCCATGTTCCGCATGGAGAAGGACGGCAACGAGAAGTGGCTGGCGTGGGATAAGGATGTGGACGTGGCGCGCTCGCCTGTTGCGGGGAATACCGAGAGGCGTTTCTATTACACCGGCGACGGCGAACCGCGCGCATCAGATTACGAAACAGCCACCGCTGGCGCCGGCCGTTATCCGTCCGGGTGCTATGTGCTGGGGGTGACGCAGCCCATTACCGCCCCGACGGTGATGCCATCGGGCGGCATGGGATCGACGCTGACGCGCTCCTACGTTTATACCTTCATCACGCAATGGGGCGAGGAATCGGCGCCATCCCCGGCCTCAGCCGTGACTACCGGCAAGGTCGATGACATCTGGACATTATCCAGCCTTGATACCGCACCGCCGAACTCCGGCACCGTATCAGCCGCGGTTAAAGGCACGCCGTCGGCAGGCTATGTCCAGGTCACGCTTGATACCGTTTTCGGTCTACGTCTCGGGGAAACCATCACCTTCGCAGCCGTGGCTGGCATGACTGACCTCAATGCAACCTTCACGCTTGTGAGCGTGGACTCCGCTGCAACCAAAGCGGTCATCCTGCTATCCACCACCCAAACCTACACGTCCGGCGGCACTTGGACCCGTGTAGCACGCCACAACACGTCCAGCATGACAAAGCGGATTTACCGCACGCTGACCACTTCCTCCGGTACCGAGTATCACTACATCGCGACCGTTGCGGCGATCACCACCACCTATGACGATACGACCAGTGATGAAGATGCCGCGCTGGGCGAAGTGCTTCCGTCCACCGGCTGGCTCATGCCTCCGTCGGACATGAAGGGAATCATCATCATGGCGAATGGCATTGCCTGTGGATTTTTCGGCAACGAGATTTGCTTCTCGGAACCGTTCAAGCCCTACGCCTGGCCGACTGCTTACCGGCAGACATACGACCAGGATATTGTGGCCATCGGTGTTACCGGCACGACGCTGGTCGGCATGACGAAAGGCAATCCGTTCACTATTACCGGCGTCGAACCGGCGACCATGGGCGGCGGCATGGAGAAGCTGGGCGTTGCCTGGCCATGTATGGCGAAGCGGGGGGTGGCAAGTTTCGCCTTCGGTGTGGGGTATCCCGCGCCGCAAGGGATGGTGATCATCGGTGCGAGCAGCGACATTGTGACCAAGGATCTGTTCACGCAAAAAGAATGGGTGGAGCTGCACCCCGACACGTTCATCGCCGCCTCCGCCGATAACCGGTATTACTCCGGTTATTCGGTGGACGACAGTTCCCTGATGTTCGTGATCGACAAGAATGAGGCCGCATCGTTTATCAAGGTCAACCAGCGCATTACCGCGATCTGGGCGGATCCCTGGACCGGCAAGCTCTATGTCGCAATGGACAGGAAAATATACCAGTGGGAGGGGGATGTCGGGACAAAGCTTTCCTATGAATGGAAGAGCAAGAAATTCATCACCGCGCCACCCGTCAATTACGGCGCGGCTAAGATAGACGCCGATTTTGACATGTCGGAGGAGGAAACGGGCGCGGCGCAAACTTCTTACGACACCGCTATCGCTGCAAACCAGGCGCTTGTCACTGCCGGAACCCTGAATGATGGCTTGGCGGATCCGTCACTTGGAGAGTATGAAATAGGCGGAGACGAAATGGAGATGATCCCGCCGCTGATTATTGACACGCTGCAATTCCAGTTGTGGGCGGATGGCATGCTGAAGTTTACCAAACAGGTCACCAATAACCGTGCTTTCCGGCTTCCAGCGGGCTATAAGGCCGACAACGTGGAAGTGGTGCTGTCCGGCAACGTAAAGGTAACGGGCATGGTCCTGGCGGAGACGATGGATGGGTTGAAGGGGGCGTAGTTTCCGGATTCAAAGACCGCCGTTGCTGCCATTCCAGACTACCCACCCCGGACTTCGGCGCAACCAAGAACCGCGATCAGAAACAAATTGGGCTAAACATGGCAACCTCACAAATTAACCTACCCATACTCGGCGGAGTGCGGGATTCCACCAATCCTCCGGGCATGGCCTGGGTTGGAGCTCGTCCTTATCTTCTGTTCGACGGCACCACAGACGAACTGATTACATGGTCGTTTCGCATGCCCTCCGATTACGCCTCTGGCCTGGCAGTCAAATGGCAATACTCGATGCTCAGCGCGACTACGGGAGTGGTTCGTATCGGCGCGCAGGTCATGGCAGCGAGTGACGGAGATAACATCGACACGGATAGCTATGACACACAAAATACGCCAGCCGATGTGACGGTTCCGGCTACCGCAGGACTGATGGGCGAAATCAGCCTCGCATTCCCGACTGTCGATTCACTCGCGGCAGGCGACTACATCTCTGTGCAACTCCGGCGCGAGAATGCCGTATCTCCCGGAACCAACGCCACTGGCGACATGGAAGTATGGGCAATCGCGCTGACCTACACGACAACCTAAATGGCGATAGACCTCGGAGCGAGTAACTCCACTCGATACCATTCGGTCCCGGATCATGCGGATTTCACGCTCCCAGACGGTAATTGGGCGTGGGTTACGTTAGCGCAAGTCGAAGCGAGCGCCAATCCGAGATATTTAATCTCGACGAATACAGTCGGCGGTGCGGATTCATTCAATTTGCTTATCGCAAGCGGCTCGAATCAGGCCGCCGTTCAGGTCAACACTGGATCCCTTTTAGAGGTTACTGGTGCGCCAGCTACTGGCACTTGGATGTGGATGTATGCAACGCGTCGAAGTGGGTCTCTTTACGTAGGCTATGTGCCGCTTTCCGGTTCGGTAAGTGAGTCATCGGGGCAAGTTATATCTGGCACGTCGAACGGAACTTTGCTGTATATCGGGACCAGGAATGACCTTAATACCGTCAGATTTTGGCTAGGTAAATGGGGACAAGTCGCCTTCGTCTCAGGCGCAGGGATAACCGCAGCGCAAGCAGTGGAGCTTGCAAAGGGCGCGCCCCTGCTCGGCATGCCCTTTGCGCCGTCGATCAAGTTTCTGTTGCATGGCAGGAGCGCAAACGATGCAACGATTACCGACCTGATCGGCGGACATGTAGCAACCAGGCAAGGCACAGGCTACGGGACGAGCGAGGAAGATGCGCAGACGCCTTATGTGTGGGCACCGGAGTATAGCCGGGGCGTAGAAGGGGCCCCTCCCGCCAGTTCTCCAATCGCGGTATTCGTCAATCACTATCGAAATCAGGGGATCATGTGAATTACCCATGCCTAACGGCAGGGGCTTCCAACTTCGCTGCGCCTTATATCCCCATGGCTAAAGCCGGTTTGTTCATGGATATTGGGAATACCAATAATTCCTCACCTTTCAAGAGGCTCGAATGCTTTATTTGAGATACGCCACGGCAAGCCAGGAGATTCTGCTGGGCAGCTTTTTGGATAGCACGGATGGCAGCACCGTCGAAACGGCGCTAACTATCGCCAACACCGACATAAAGCTCTGGAAGGAAGGCGCGACCACCGAGGCAAGCAAGAATTCGGGCGGCGCGACACACATCGCGTCAGGCCGGTATTACGCAGTGCTCGACGCCACCGATACCAACACCCTTGGAAAACTCGAGGTCAATGTGCATGTCGCCGGAGCGCTCGCCGTGCGGCGCGAATTCATGGTGCTGCCGGCGAACGTCTACGACGCGCTGGTGCTTGGGACCGATTATCTTGATGCGTCTGCCGTGCAACTGGCGGGCCAGACCATCACGGCTGCGGCTGGCGTGACTTTTCCGACGAGCGTTGCAAGCCCGACGAACATCACGGGCGGGACGATTACCACTGTCACCAACCTAACGAACCTTCCGGCCATTACTGCCGGGTGGTTGACCGCTTCCGGCATTGCGGCGGGTGCGCTCAATGGCAAGGGTGACTGGAATATCGGAAAAACAGGATACTCGCTCACTCAGTCGTTTCCGGCGAATTTCGCCGCACTGTCCATCACCGCGGGCGGTCTGGTGGATATTACTCAGGCGGCGGCTGATAAAGCATGGGGCACGGCGGCGCGCGTACTGACTGCCGGCACGAATATCACGCTGGCCAAAGGTACTGGAATTACCGGGTTCAATGATCTTGATGCGGCAGGCGTGGCGGCGGCCACATGGAATGCGGCAACCGCGACCTACGGCATCTCTGGCAGCTATGGTTTGCTGATAGAAACCAATCTTGACGCGCAGGTGAGCACTGTAGGTGGCGGGAGCCTCACAGAGGCCGGTATTGCCGATGCTGTATGGGACGAGGTTCTATCCGGGCACTTGACCGCTGGTAGCACAGGGTACGCGCTTGACGCGTCAGGTTCTGCTGGAGACCCGTGGGCAACGGCATTGCCAGGCGCCTATGGCGCTGGCACGGCCGGCAAGATACTCGGCGACAACATTAACGCCACTATCTCAAGCAGGGCGTCGCAGGCCAGTGTTGATACTGTTGACGATCTCCTGGATACGGAAATAGCCGCGATCAAATCCGACACGGTGGCAATCCTGATAGATACAGCAGAGATAGGCGCGGCGGGCGCTGGCTTAACAGCACTTGCCACTCAGGCCAGCGTCAATACGATTGACGACCTCCTCGATAGTGAGATTGCGGCGATAAAGGCCGAAACAGCGAGTATTCAGACTGACATCAATGATATTCAAATCCGGCTCCCGGCCGCGCTTGTTGGTGGGCGTATGGATAGCACCCTGTCCGCAATCGGCAATAGCACGGCGGCATTGGATGCTTTTAAGCGGGCAGTCAAAGGAAATGTAATCGGCACGGTAGGGGTGGGTTCGACCACGACCAGCGTGGTGTCATCTTCCCTCACTCCTGCCGGATCGGTATCGACACAGTTCAAGGGGAGAATTATGACCTTTGCTGACGACACGACTACTGCGGCACTCAGGGGCCAGAGCACCGATATAACATCCAGCACGGCTGCCGCCACGCCAACCTTTACGGTAACGGCTTTGACTACAGCCCCCGCGAGTACAGACACTTTTGTCATTACGTGATTTAGCCCATGGCTGCTATCTCAAGGCTAGGCTCTGGCGGGTACGGGACAAGGCGAAACGGGATTTTTGCCGGCAAGTTCTATAATGACGGGTCAACCGTTGAGACATCGTTAAGGACCGGCATTACCGCAACGGTTCGCATCAAGAAACCAGGTATTCCGGCAAATGCGGCACCGTGGCTTCGAAACACACTTGAAATCCTGACAGGAAGGCGCGGAAACAAGATAACTGTTCCAGTGGCACAGGCGCTTACCTTCTCCGCTACACCGACAAAAGCCGAATGCGAAGCGCTCTATGCCTACACAAACGAGGTTCGCGCAGCGCTCAACGAAATGATTACAAGGTTTGATAGCTGATGACCAACAGTCGATTGTTTGCCGTTTTAAAGGCCAACATGGGACGGCCTTTATCTCCTGAACTCGGTGCCGACATTCTCATTGCCGCAGACTGGTTATCTCCCCTCATGCCGCGCGCCCTGATTGACGAGATTCCACCGGAAGATTATCAAGGTTTTACCTTCGCTGTTGAGCATATTGGAAACATCATTGAAGAGATAAATCCGCTTCACCGGGCGCATTGGGATGAGACCGAGGAGCACCGGCATGGCCTGCCATTCAATCCGGATTATGAAACATTCGTCCGCTATGAGCGCGCGGGAAGGTACGTTCTTTTCACGCTGAGAGACGAAGGTAAATTATTGGGTAACTGCGCGATGTACTTGGATATGTCCGCGCATACGCAAACCCTCATTGCGACCGAGGATACCCTATACCTGTTGCCTGCCGCGCGCCGGGGAAGGGTCGCAATGCTGTTTGTGGCATACGTAGAGCAATCTTTGCGGCAGATCGGCGCCAAGGAAATCAATATCACGGTAAAGACCGTAAACAAGGCCGGGCGGTTCTTCCGTATGCTCGGCTATCGGCATGTCGAAAACGGATTGATCAAAATACTGGAGGTCGAAAATGTGTAGCTTAAAGCCACCGAAACCTGATCCATTGATCGGGCAGGCCGCGATGTCCAATGCGGAACTTGCCAGGGAGATGGCCCAGGCCGGGCGCGAGCAGCTCGCCTGGGAGAAGGACCGCGCAGCAAGGCAGGATCCGCTGATAGAGGAAATCGTTAACCAGCAGATTGCGTCGGGCGATGCCAACGCAGCCCGGGCAGAATCTCAATGGCAGGTTTACCGCGACCTCTTCGCTCCGGTTGAGGAGCGCATGGTTGCCGACGCCAGCCGGTTCGATTCGCGGGAGCGCAAAGACCGGATGGCGGCGGAGGCGGGGGCTGATATTGCACGCGGTTATCAAGGCGCGCTGGCATCGAACCAGAGGCAAATGGAACGCATGGGCGTTAATCCGAACTCCGGCAGGTTCCAGGCGCTGGCGACCGAAGCCACCCTGGGGTTCGCCAAAGATACCGCCGGGGCAATGAACAAGGCACGGCGTGATACCGAATTGCAGGGTATGGCCATGCGCGAAGGGGCGGCGAAATTCGGACGCAACATGCCGAATACGGGACTGGCCGCCGATGCCGCATCGCTTCATGCAGGAAACTCCGCCACCAGCAATATTGCGACCGGCGCGGGAATCCGCAACGCCGGAATGAATGCCGCGCAAAACTGGTTCGGCGGCGCAACCAGTGCAAACTCGTCTTCCGGTAATCTGGGACTGGGGCAATACCAAGGGCAACTTGACGCATGGCAACAGGCGAACCAGAATTCGGCATTGGGAGCGGCGGGATTAGGAAGCCTGCTTGGTCAACTCGGCTCGGCGGCCATAACAAAGAAGCTTCGCAAAGGCGGCGTCATCAGGAATTATCGTGTGCATGGCCTGGCGGGCCTCACCTCCCTCAAGGCCAAGCGAGACCATGATGAAGCAGGTCACGTCGAAGAGGGCCATGCCAGGGGAGGCGTGATACGCGGTCCCGGCACCGGCAGCAGTGATTCCATCCCCGCTACCGTCGAAGGGCTGCAACCGGTCCGGCTATCAAATGGCGAAGCGGTACTGAATGCCGAAGCGGTGGAACTGCTGGGCGAGAATTTCATACATCGGGTCAATAGCGCTGGCCTGCGTGGATTAAAGCGCCCACGCAAGGCAGGGGAGCAGGAAAATAAAATCGTGAAGGAGGGCGGCCATGTTTAACCTAGGCGCATTTGCCGGCGGCTTGGCGGAGGGCATTCGCAGCGGCGGAGAGATGGAGCTTAAACGGCGGCTCGCGGAGCGGGGGGCCGAGCCGATGAGCGTGCAGCGGAAATACATCACGCAAGAATGGATAAGGCCGCTTTCAACAAGGACCGGCGCGACCGGTTACGGGCCGCCAGCGATGAAATAGCCGCTGATTGGCGGCAACCGCCGCGCCCCACGATGACTGATCCTGATCAGTCAAGCTCCGACTCGGCGGATCTAACTAATTCAGCTATGGCAGTCGGGGCTTTGGAGAAATCCGATATGCCCATTTCAATGGGAGGACTCCAATCAAAAACACCGGTGGCCCGGCGGGATAGCGGCGTTGCGGCGAATGCTGGCGGCTGGGGCCTGATGAGCCAATATAAAAGACCTATGGTACGAAAATACCCTGACAACGCGCTAATGCCAGCGGACGAAATGATCGGCAGGCGAATGCTGAGGGGCAATCTCCTGGAAGATGCGGATGCGCTTACACGCATGGCAAGCATCTACAAGAAACATGGCCTCCTGGAGGAAATGGCGCCATGGATGAACAGAGTTTATGAAGCAAAGAAAAAGGGGATCCCCGATGCATTGCATTTCCTGTTAACCGGAAATGCGAAAGCTGCCAGGGAAACCCTGAAGAAAGGCGGCATAAACCTGGTGGATGATCCGGTGCCGGCGGACCCGAATGATCCGCAAAATTATCGTTGGAAATTTAGACTGGAAAATGGTGGCGATCAAGATACAAACTTAAAGGAATTAGCGGCTGGTTTTCTTCCTTCGTCAATTCTTTCTCAATAG